CAGGAATAGCAACGGCAGTGCCAGGAGTAGGTGGTATATTAGCAGCAACACCAGGGTCAATAAATCTTAATGATACTGCTAATCTTAATTTTGATAGCAACAACGAAGACAAAATTTTTAAAGATAGTGGTCTATTACTATACCCAATTGATATTTTAAAAAATCAACAAGATACATTACAAATTACAATGTATCGTTATCAACCACCATCTGGAGACCTTTTTACAAATCCAAACTTTGATTTCTCATCAGTTTTGATAAAAGGATTACAAAGAAACAGTGCTTTAAAAAAACCAATTGCAACTACAGTTTTACCAATTCCTTCTGGCATTCAAGATAATAATGCTATAGGTTGGGGAGATGACTCAATGAATAATCTTACAGCAGCAGTTGCTGGTAAAGTTAGTTCTAACCGAATGCAAACAGGAATCACACAAGCAGTAATTGCAGCTTTGGCAACTGCGGTCCAGGCAAAGTTTGGTGTCAATTTGCCTAGTCAAAGTATCTATCAGATAGCAGCAATAGGAAGTGCAGCAGGAACTGGTACTGATTTAAATGCATTATTACAAAATCAACAAACCAAAGCAGCAATAACTTCATTATTATTAAAAAATGCTGGATTTGAACTTCCAGCAGAAACTATTTTAGCAAGAGGTTATGGAATTGTCCCAAACTCAAACCTTGAATTATTATTCCAAGGTCCAACACTTCGTCAATTTGGTTTCACTTGGCGTATGAGTCCAAGAAGTGCCAGTGAAGCAACAAATGTAAAAAGAATTATTCGTATGTTTAAACAGGGAAGTGCCCCAAGAAAATTAAACTCACAGTCTGGTGCTGGTGCTGCTTCTCTTTTTCTTGGAACTCCAAATGTTTTTAAACTTTCATACAAAACAGGGAATGAAGAAATATCTGGATTAAATAAATTTAAGATTTGTGCTCTTGTTAATATGAGTGTAGTTTATGCTCCTGACGGTCAATGGGCTGCGTATGATAAAGGACAACCAGTATCTCTTACTATGTCTCTAAATTTTCAAGAAATTGAACCTGTATATGAGAGTGATTATCAAGAAGATGTTTCTGATAAATTTACAGGTAATCTTAGATTGGATAATTTTAGTTCAGTAAAACAAGACGATGTAGGGTACTAATTCATTTTAATTCAATCAATAAATAAAAGTGCCTGAGTTGGTGGTTCTTTTCAGGTTGGGATAAAGCACTTTCGGGTGCTTTTCCTGTATAAATAATAATAACCACCAACTTAAGAGCAGTTATGGAACTCACAGAGTATCACTATGTCTATTATTCCTATGAGGAATATGGTAGAGGATATTTTGGTAGTAGAAGTTGTAAATGCTTACCAAAAGAAGATATAAACTACTTCGGTTCATTCAAAGATAAAACATTCAAACCAACGCAAAAAATAATACTCAAAAGTGATTATGCTACAAGAGAAGAAGCATATGTTGATGAGATTATTTTACAGGAATATTATAAGGTTGTAGAAAATCCCCACTTTGCTAATAAGTCATATCAAACTTCTACTGGTTTTTCTGTATACGGAACAACATTATCTGAAGAACACAAAAGAAAAATAAGTGAAGCAAGGAAAGGTAAATCATATCCTAAAATGGAAGGTAAATCATATTCTAAAAGGAAAGGTAAATTATATTCTAAAGGAAAAGGTAAAAATCATTACAATTATGGTAAAACTCTTTCCGAAGAAACAAAGAAAAAAATTAGTAAAGCAACAAAAGGAAAAAAATTAACTATAGACCACAAGAAAAAAATTTCAGAATCTAATAAGGGGAAATCTAAAACTATTACCGAAAAAAGCAAGAACTCCGTCATTATCCGTGCTAAAGCAAGAACTGGAATTCCTGGACATAAACATTCAGAAGAAACTAAAAGAAAAATAAGTGAAGCAACACAAGGAAAAGTTCCTTGGAATAAAGGAATTAAAAATCCAAATATTACTGGAGGAAAAAGTCCAGCAGCAAAAAAGATATATTATGATGGAACGATTTATGACTGCATATTGAATGCTATACAAATTACTAGCAAATCTTACTATCATATAAAAAAATATGGTACTATTGCCTCCTAAATTTATTTTATTCATTTATTATATCTAAATACTCAAAAGACCTACCGTCTAAAATGCCGTATTTTAGAGAACTTCCAAATTTCCAGTATATTGCGAATTTTCCTAATCAGTCATTTAATGACGATTATGTTGTAACTAAAAATATATTCAAAAGAGCAAAATTAAGAGAAGATATTGCGAATGCTATAACTGCTTTTGAATATTATCAAATTATTGATAATGAAAGACCAGACCAAGTTGCTGCAAAAGTTTACGACAACGCAGACCTTGATTGGGTAATTTTAATCACAAATAATATCACAAATATCAATCAAAATTGGCCGTTAGATAATAATAGTTTTTATAAGTATCTTATAGATAAGTATGGAAGTGATGAAGAACTTGCAAAACCTCATCACTATGAAACTGTTGAATTTAGAGACGAATATGAACGTGTTGTAGTTCCTGGTGGTTATCAAGTTGACTCAGGAAAACAAATATCAGTTGCAACTGGTCCAGGACAATTTAATAGTTATAATTTAGGTGAATTTCCAAAAGAAGATACAGATGTTATTACAATCAATTTAAATCAATATCTTCCTGTTTATAATGGTACGACAGAAACCACACAGGCAATTATAAAAGACATTGGATATAATTTATCTTCATTAAAAATTAGTGGAAGACAAAATAAAATTGATATTAGTATCACAAATAGTTTAGATACTTGGCCTGCCAGTTGGGGAGGAGAAACCACAGTAAAAGGAAGAACTGAAAATACTGCCATTCAAGTTCTTGATATTATATTTGAAAATGATATAGTCCTCAATCCATTATTATACGAAATTGTAGGCGAAGAAGTAGATGGTGCGATTGTCCCAGTATTTAAATTCAAACAACAATTCTAAATAAAATAAAAATTCTTATGTCTCTTCAACCTCCCATAAATGGTGTAAAAATAAAAGTATCAAGAAACGTTGAAGCAATTTCTATTACTAATACAAATAAAAATAAAGCATCATCTTCATCTATTAAAGAAGTAAGTAATTATGAATATGAAGTTTTGGAAAATGAAAAGAAAAGAAAAATATTAATTTTAAAACCAGAATACCTAGCAGTCTTTATAGGTGATATGAAGAACATTATGAAGTATGCGGAATCTTCACAATATATAAATCAAAATACTAAACGTGGTTATAATCCAAAAATTACTGGGGTGTGAACCCTACAGACAAAAAAATACCCCCGATTTTTTTCGGGGGTAAAATGGATTTAAAAGTTGATTTTGAAATCAGTCTGCTGCTAAACGCGCAAAATATGCAAGTGTATCATCCCCATCCTCCTCGTCATCAGTAGAAACAGAAGAACGAACTGAAGTGGTTTCTTTCGCAGGACGTGAAACTTCAACTTCTTCTTCTTCATCAATCGTCTCGGGGTCTTGGAACTTTGGAGTTCCTTTGAGACCAAGAGTATAATCAAGACGTTTCTTCAAATCTTCATAAGACTTGAACTCACCTGGAGCAACAAAGTCATTCAAGTTGTTGAGTGACTTATAGATTGTTTCCAGTTCATCATCGTCATCAAGAAGAGCAGAAGATGGTGCGAATTCAGATTTATCATAGTTCCAATAACCATCTTTCTTCACTAGTTTCAGTTTGAAGTTAGCACCCTTCCAAAAATCAAAGGGATTAATTGGTTCTTCATCATCAAACTCAGGTTGCATCGAAGCCATAATCTTATCAAAGATTTTCTTACCAAACTTATAAAGGAACACTCGTCCTTCATTTGCAGGATTCGCAGGATCTTTTACAACATAAATGTTTGCGAAATAAGAAAGTTTACGTTTTTGTTTACGTGCTTCTTCTTTATCACGATCAGAACCAGAGTTCCAAAGAACACGGTTCTTTTCACATACAGGACAGTTTTGACCCAAAGTGGTGAGGCAATTATCAATCAACCAACCACCAGGACCTTGAAATGCGTGAGACCAAACCTGAGCCCAAGGCAAATCACAACCTTCGGGAGCAGGAAGAAAACGGATTACAGCAGAACCAGTTCCACCTTTATCCATTACAGGTTTCCAAAAACGATCATCATCTTTGGAACCACCATCGTTGAGTTTCTCAACTTGTTTGATGAGTTTCTCGGTCAAAGAACCCATCTTAGATTGCTTTTTAAGATCAGCAAAAGACATTCGTATTCTCCGTATTAGTAGTATTGGAAGTATTGTACGTATTAAGTATAGCAGGTATGAGGTCAGTCGTCAAGGGTCTTTTCGAGGTTTTCGATCGACTCTTCCATTTTCGCAAAGAACGTATTGATATTGTCTCCCGATTCCAATCCAAACATTTTAGCGGAATCAAGAATTCGATTCTTCATTTCTATTGCTTCTGGATCATTGGATAGAGATAATCTAAAAATAAAGACTTTTTGTTTTTCTAAAAAATTCTTCATTGTTTCTAGATGTTCCCTTTTTTTATCCGAACCAGAAAAAGGAAGTTCCAATAATTCATTGAAAAGTTTATGTTGAAGTTCATCAAGTTCAAATAAAGATTCTCTGACCTGTTCTGAATCAAAAAATCTGCTCATAAAACAATCTCCTTGAGGACTTCTTTATACTTTGCTATATCAATATTTAGGAATGGTTGATATTTTCGAATTCTTAGACTGACGGTTTCCCACACTGGGTCTGTTAATTTCTTATCAAACTTTTTTACATAACCCAATATCATATCCAATATCACCATCGTTTCCAAACTGATTGCCTTTTGAAAATACTTTTTGAGAATTTCTGGATGTTGATTATTTTTTATCTCAAACAGTTTTTCAAAACTATCTTTATGAATAAAGACTTCTGCTTCTGTTTTGAATAAGTAAAAAAGACTTTGGGATTTCTTTAACCAATTTGTATAAATTTGTTCTCCATTTTCGATAATTTCACCAATCCATAAAGATTGTGTGTCATTACATTCAGCAAAATTTGCTACAAAATATGCTTTGATTTCATCATCATTTTTCTGTCTGGAAGTTCGTTCAAAGAAATATCTATCCTTTCTCTTATGAAAAGAGTCCAGAGATGCTCTGGACTTTCCACAATACTTAAAGTAATCGTAATTTTCTTTTGTAAAATGATTTTTGAATGCTAAGTAAGTTTTATATACATCAAAAGGAGTCACAATGGCAATTTAGCACGAGTAGTTTTCTTCAAAAAATTTAATTCGGTCGCATCATTTTTAAGTTTCTCTTTCAATGGTTTAGAAACTAATTTAGATATAGTATCAATTTCAATGTTATTTTCTTCACAATATGTGACGATTGCATCAATATAATTGATTTTAGATTCTTTAACAATATGTTCTATGTCCTGAGCAAACTTTTGAGGACATAGAAATTTGTTATTTAATTCTTCCTTGAGTTTATCATTCATACTGCTGAAGTTTATCTCTAACAAATTCTCTAATATATTCGGTGAGTAACTTAATGTACTTTCCTTTGTCGTATTCTTCATAAATTTCGCATTCTCCATTTTCACAAGCCATAATGATTACAAATTTCTTTACCATTATACCAGTAAGTTCATATAACATACAAGCATAAGCAGCACATTGAACGAAATAGTGTTCAATCCAATCTTTTGGTTTTGGTTTTTTCGAGGTCTTAAAGTCAATAACTGCTAATTCCCCATCGTATTCTGCAATACAATCAACCGTTCCCGCAACACCTAAAACCTTACTATACAAAGAATTTTCAAGTGCGTGAATATTATTTATCTTATTTAAATAAGGTTTCGCAATTCCAAATAACATTTGTGAAATTGGAAGAACGTCAGAGGGCAAACTCTCATTCTTCAAATACATTTCGGAAAGAGTATGCATATCAGTTCCACGACTAGTTGCTTGCTTTGTGATTTTATTTGCGGTTTCTTCTCCTACTTTGTTTCTCCAATCAGCAAAGAACTGACGGTTCTTATGACTGGTCACAGATGTAATTGAAGCAAAACGAAGCAATTCACCATTATCAGGAATTTTATAATAACGAACTCCATCAATAGTCTCCCTCTCAAGTTGAGGAAGTTCAATATCAATGAAATTAAACATCACAATCCAAGTTCCAATTTTGCAGTGATATACTCTTTTACAAGTCCAGAACGAACAATATCATCAATACCAAATTCAACTAAGTCAAATGAATCCATCTTTCTTAAAATATTCATAAAGTCAACAATACCATTTTTTTCATTTGACTTTACTAAATCAGTTTGAGTTGCATCTCCACAGAAACAAATTCTACTATTTTCACCAACACGAGTGATGATGGAATCCAATTCGTGAAAATTAAGATTTTGATATTCATCAACAATGATAATTGAATTATCAAGAGTTGTGCCACGAATAAATGAGG